GCCATCAGATCTCAACCTCCATACACCGCAGCGTGATATATCCTCGCGGCAGCGGCGTCACCGTATCGATCGCCAACACCTTGCCGCCCCACGCCAGCCGGTCACTGTGTGTCACCGTCACCCCGGCCCGAATGACCACCTCGTAACTGATGAGCATCACCGGCCGGTCCGCCAACTGCGGCTCACGCCCTCCGCGCTCCGTCACCTTCGCCCACACCGTCTCCCCGTTCGACCAGGTCAACAGTTCGGCATTCGCCGCGCCGCGCGTCATCGCCGCTCGCTGGATCGTCACCTGCTCGGACAACTCGCCGGCCGCAATCGGACGCATGGTCAGTACCGCACCTTGAGCAGATTGAGCACCCGCTGCACCGCCGGCGTCACCTGCGGCGTGGATCCGACGATCACCGCCTCCCGGTTGGCGTAAATCTCGCCGATCTGGAGGAGGATCGCTGCCTTCGCCATGCCTGGCACGTCGCCGGCATCGGCATAGCCGGCCACAAAACGCACCGTGATCGGATTGCTGGAATCGAGCGCCACCGACGGCCAGTCGGCGCCCGGCGCCAGCACCACCCGGCCCGGCTCCGTCGCCGTATCCACCCGATAGTTGGCAGCGTCAAATGTGGCAGCCGTCCCGTCCTCGTCGCGATAGGTGATGCTGGTAATCGATCGCAATGGCGGCCGCGGAATCCAGATCACGCCGCCGGCCGGCCAGCCGGGCAAATGGAGATCCCACGTCTGCGGCATCAGCGCGCGCCAGCACTCATTCTCGACCGCCTCACGCGCCATCTGCGCATAGAGCGTCAGCAGGCTGTCCTCCGCCGTGCCACTCACCCGCAGATGATCCTTGATCTCCGCCAGCGTGACGGGCTCTTCGGTTGGAGGTGTGACCAGCGTCCAGCTACCGATCATGCTACTTTCGCTTTCGCTTCGCCGTTGCCGTCTCGATGGGCGTTGCCACCGCATGCTCGACGGTGGCAACGCTCTCGACATCGACCGCCGTCGCAGCGCCGACCGCAATCAGCGCAGCGCCCATGGCCTCAGTCACTTCGACCGTCTCGCCCGCTTGCATCACGCCCAGCGGGCCGGCCGCCATCGTCACCATTCGCACTTGCATCACTTGCTCCAATCAGGGCAGGAGGCCAACGTAGAAGCCCCCTGCCCTGCCTACAATCACGCCTCGGCCGGGCTGGCCACGACGGCCGCGTCGCTGATCGTCGCGTGTTCAGCCACCGGCAGTTCACGCGGGCCGTAGAGGATGGCCGTCACCGTGCCGAACGCAATGTTCGCCGTGGCGCTCACGCGCACAGCCTGCACATAGCGCTCCGTCGGCCGGTAGACATCGACCACCAGCAGCGTGCCGTTGACGTCGTCGTTCGTGGCGCTCGTCACCGTCGCGCTGGCGCCGGAGAGGGCCGCCATGCCGGAGTCGCTGTCGGCCGAGTTCTGTTCGGCCTTGAGCGTCGCAACGCCCGTCGCCACGCTGTCCTCGATCGGACAGATGAACAACACGCCTTCCCAGCCGCTCATGTCGATGCGGTCGCTGTTGCTGTCCGTGTTGAGAGCTGCCGCCACCGGCGCCCCCACCTCACGCACACTCACGTTCTTCAAGAGATTCATGTCTCTGTTCTCCTAATTGATAGCGAGAGAGGAGAGAGGAGCATGCGCCCCTCGCCCCTCACCCCCGCAACGCTTACCCCAACTTCACGCGCACGAACGCCTCTTCGAGCACCGGCATGCCGTCCGACTCCATGCGGCCGATGAGGGCCACCTGGTTGGTCGTGGCATACAGCTCGACCAGCCGCTGCATCTCCAGCGCCAGGCTGTCGGCGATCCAGTAGTTGCTGAAGTCGCCGAGCATGCCCACGTAGAGCCCACTGGTGAACGTGTTCGGAGCGTACTCGCTCACATCCATCGGCAGGCCCAGCAGCCGATCCGGCTCGCCGTCGCGCACCGACGGATACCAGAGAAACTGGCCGGTGCCGGCGCCGCCGCTCTCGTCGCGCAGCAGTGCGATCTGCTTGACCGCGTCACGATGGAAGATCCAGCGCGCCCGCGACCAATAGGCCGCCTTGAGCGCGTACTTGGCGTTGATCAGCCCAGCCATGGCAATGGCCGTCGCGCTGTTGCCCGTGGCCACGTCGCGGCCCGTGCTGATGCCGTAGTTGCTGGCCGTGAAGACACCGAGAGGCTGATTGCTGCCGTTGCCGGTCAGGAAGTTCTTCTCCTGCGTGATGCCGAACTTGTAGCCCAGCCGCTGCATGGCCAGACCCTCGGAGTTCGGAACCTTGCGCAGCAGCGTGCGCGAGATCTTCAGGCGCTTGGCCAGCGGGTGCGGATGCAGCTCGCGGCGCCCGAACGCCATCGTGCTGTCTTCGTTGCCCGTGCCAAGCTCCGCCGTCCAGTCGGCGTCGGCCGGGTCGGCGTCCAACGTCGGCACACCCAGGCTGTCGGCATTGGGCACGGCGAGCACCGTCGCATGCTGGCGGATGAACACCTGGTCGTCGATGGCCTTGATGAGCTGGTCAACCACCTGCAACGGCGTCACCAGGAAGCCGCCGGCCGTGTCCAGATCCACCTGGAGCGCACGCTTCTCGCCGGTGAACATGTACTGCGACCATGCCTGGCGCAGCTCCTGGTTCATCGTGCCCAGCAGCGTGCGCCACTCTGCGGACGCCGCGCCGCCGTTGAGCGCCTGGAGCGAGCGCGCCTGAAAGCGGTGTCCAGGCTTGCCGCTGCGTGCCTCGTCCTCGGCCATGCGGTCGAACGTACCCAGCGTTGCCTCGGCGCGTGCCGTGCGTTCCTCTGCGTCGATCTGGTCGTGCAGCCGTGCCTCATCGGCCATGGCCGCTTCCCAGGCCGTGCGCTCTTCGCCCGTCAGCTCTCGCTGCTCCGCGGTTGCCGCGTCGAGCAACTGCCGGGCCTCACTGATGCGCTGCGCACGAACCTGGCGCAGCTCTGCAATACGATTTGCCATGATTCCTACCTCACTGGCTATGGCGTGGCGCCGTGCGCCTACGCTCTCTCGGCAACTTCCAACCGGAGCCGCAGCACATCCATGCGCCCCTGCGCCTGGTCGCCGTCGGCAGCCGCCTGGCGCCCCTGCACCAGGTCGGCCGGAATTTCCGGAATATCCCCAAACATCGGCGATCCGTCCGCCGCCCGCACGCCCACATCCGTCGCCGGATAGGCCGGATAGGTCACGGGGCTGACGTCGTACAGCTTCGCCCGCAAAATGCGCCGCACGTAGCGCTCCATCTCGTCGATACGCCACTTCTCATCGAGCACCGCAAAAGCGAAAGACATCTGGCTCACGTCGCCGCGCTCGATCAGCGTCACCACGTCACGCGCCTGCTGCGTGTCGGGTGGCTCGAACTCCACCCGCAGCCCGACCTCATCCTCTGCCAGGCGCAGCGTGCCATTGCGAGAGCGGCCCAGCACATAGTTCGGATCATGATTGAAGAGCGCCCGCACATCGTCGCCGGCCTCGATGCTGTCGGCGAATGCGCCCGGCGCAATCTCCTCGAAAAATCCCCACAGCTCGACGGACAGCGAATCGAACACCGCCGCATGACCCTCGATGGTGGGCATAGTAGCGCCGTCCTTGCGCGCCGCCCGCAGCTCCGTCGGCGCAAAACGCCGTTCAATTCCGTGTGGCATGTGTCCCTCCAACCTCTACCAGCGCAGCCATCAGGCTGGCCGCCAGCGTCTGTGCGCCGGCCTCTTCGATCGTGTCGGCATAGCGCTCGAGCGCATCCTCGGCACGCTCGCCAACGGCGCCGCACTCGTCGACCACCATGCGCACCTGCGCCAGGCTGCGCTTCGTGCGCTCCCACAGCGCACCCGTCACCGCGTTGGCCAGCGTCGTCTCGCTGCGTCCCGTCGCCCTGGCCGTGGCTGCCACGGTCGCCGCCAGCTCCTCGCCGGCCGCCGACATCCAGCCGTCATAGAACTGCGCAGCCCAGTCGTCAAAGCTGCCGCCATCCTTGCGCACGATGCTGGCGCCCTTGCGTCGCAGGTCGTTGGCCTCGCGCCGCACCAGCCGCCGCGCCCGATCCTCCACCAGCGGCGCAATCCACGTCACCGGCTCCGGCTCGCTCTCTCCCCGTGTGCCGGGAAACATCCCCGCCGGCGACATATTCAGCGGCTGCAAATAGACGTCGCCGCCCTCGTCGATCGGCGGCATATTCTCCATGCGGCGGATGTCGTTGGCC